TTGCGCTCCGATCGCTGGGTCGGCGCCGATCTCTGGCAGCGGGCAGGCGACAAGACGCTTACCCTGGACGCCCTGATCGAGCGGAGCGAGGTGGTGGTGATCGGCATTGACGGCGGCGGCCTGGACGATCTGCTGGGCCTCGCGGTGCTGGGGCGGGACAGGATCACCCGGCACTGGCTGCTGTGGTCGCGGGCGTGGGCCCACGGTTCTGTGCTCGACCGGCGCAAGGGCGAGGCTTCGGTGCTGCGCGACTTCGAAGCCGCCAGCGACCTGCGGATCGTTGCCAACCTGGGCGACGACATCGCCGAGATCGCGGCGCTGGCCGAGAGGATCGACGAGAGCGGCAAGCTGGGCTCGGTCGGCCTCGATCCGTTCGGCGTCGGCGCCATCGTCGACGCGCTGGCCGAGGTCGGCATTGCCGGCAATGACCGGGTGGTCGGCATCACGCAGGGCTGGAAGCTCACCGGTGCGATCAAGACGGCAGAGCGCAAGCTGGCCGACGGCACGTTGATCCATGGCGGGACGGGACTGATGGCCTGGGCGGTGGGCAACGCGAAGGTCGAGCCCAAGGGCAATGCCATCGTCATCACGAAGCAGGCGTCGGGTACGGCCAAGATCGATCCGCTGATGGCGGCCTTCAACGCGGTAGCGCTGATGGCGATGAACCCGCAGGCCGCCGGACGGTCATATCTGCGGTCGAGCGAGATGCTCGTTCTTTAGAGGGAAGCATGATGAACCTGCTCGCCACCGCCGTGCGTGCCATCGCTGCGGCTGTACCCGGCATCGTGCGTGACCTTGCCGGCCTCTGCGGTGTCGGCCTCGTGTCCTACGGTGCCTGGATGATCTACCCACCCGCCGGTTTCATCACCGCGGGCATTCTGCTGATTGTCGGCACCCTGATGATCGCGCTCGGTAACCGCGCGGTCGGTTGATGAGTGGCCTGTTCGGCTCCCTGGCCGCGGGCCTTCGGCGCCGCGAGACCAAGGTGGCCGACGTACCCGGCCTGACCTGGTCGGCGCTGTTCGGCCAGCAGAACTCGCGTGCCGGCGTGTCGGTCAACGTCGACAGCGCGTTGAAAGTCTCGACGGTGTTTGCCTGCCTGCGCGTTCTGGCCGACGGCATCGCGCAGGTGCCGTTAAAAGTTTACCGGGAGAAGGCCGACGGCTCGAAGGAGCTGGCGAAGGACCATCCGGCCTACCGGCTGCTGTCGCGCCGCCCGAACGAGTGGATGACGTCCTTCGAGTTCCGGCAGGTCATGATGTTTCATGCTGTTCTGCTCGGGAACGGCTGCGCCTATATAGGCCGCATCCGCGGCGTGCCGCGCGAGCTGATCCCGCTGGTGCCCGGCAGCTATACGATCGAGCAGGCGAAGGATTACACGCTCACCTACCGGCTAACCGGCCTGAATGGGCAAACGACGGTCCTGCCACGCGAGGATGTGTTCCATCTGCGGGGCCCCAGTTGGACCGGCGTCGCCGGCCTCGACGCCCTGCAGGTCGCGCGCGAGGCGGTGGGGCTGGCGATTGCGACCGAGGAAACGCATGCGGCGCTCCACGCCAACGGCACTCAGCCGGGCGGCGTCCTGTCCGTAAAGGGCTCCCTGGACGATGCCGCCCGGGCGCGCCTGAAGGAATCTTGGGCGCAGTACCAGGGCGGGCTCGCGAACCGGTTCAAGACGGCAGTGCTCGACATGGACAGCACTTGGACACCGCTCGGCATGAAGGGGGTGGATGCCGAGCATCTCGACACGCGCCGGTTCCAGATCGAGGAGATCTGTCGTGACCTAAAAGTGTTCCCGCAGATGGTGGGCTACGCCGACAAGACCGCGACCTTCGCCTCGGCGGAGGCGTTCTTTCTGGCCCACGTCATCCACACGCTCAATCCATGGATCGAGAACTGGGAGCAGTCGCTGGCCCGCGACCTCTTCCCCGACGAGGACGACATCGTCGCGAAGTTTTCGATGCAGGGCCTGCTGCGCGGCGACAACGCGGCGCGCGCCACCTTTTACGCCAGCGGCATCACCAATGGCTGGCTGACCCGCAACGAGGCGCGGCGGCTGGAAGATCTGAACCCGATCGAGGGACTGGGCGAGCCGCTGCTGCCCCTCAACATGAGCACACAGGCCGAGCGCTCTCTGCCGCTGCTGCCCGGAGGCAACTGACATGCTGCGTACCACCCGGCCGTTCGAGCTGAAGTTCGCGAGCGACACGAAGCCGGGGTCTTTCTCCGGTTACGGCGCGGTGTTCGACAACATCGACGACGGCGGCGACATGATCGTCAAAGGCGCTTTCAGGGACACGCTCGCCGAGTGGAAGGCCAAGGGCAAGATGCCGAAGATGCTGTGGCATCACGGTCTTGGCATGTCGTCGGAGGACCTGCTGCCGATCGGCTACTGGACCGGCATGGAGGAGGACGACCACGGCCTGAGGGTCGAGGGCCAGCTCATCGCCCTGGATACCGACCGCGGCCGCACCCTGCACGAAGGCATGATGGCCGAGGCGATCGACGCCATGTCGATCACCTACTCGGTCGTGGAGAGCTCCTACGGGAAGCTCGCGGGCGAGACCTTCCGCTCCATCAGCAAGCTCGACCTTTACGAGGTGGGCCCCGTGCTGTGGGGCATGAACGAGCAGGCCGGGATCGAGGACGCCAAGGCGTCGAAGAACATCAAGACCATCCGAGATTTCGAAAGCTTCCTGCGGGATGCAGGCGGGTTTTCGATTGCTGCCGCCAAGGCGATAGCCAGCGGCGGTTACAAGGCCAATCCGACCCCTCGGGATGAGGGCGGGACGGCGAAGGAGCTGGAGGCACTGCGCGACCGTGCCGCCAGCGTTTTCTCCCCCTGAACCGAAGGACAGGACAATGAATATGGGCAATCAGCGCCGCATCGAGCGCAAGGACGACAGCGGCCCAAACGTCGCCGCTGAGGTCAAGAAGGTCGTCGACCCGCTGATGACGGGCTTTGAGGAATTCAAGAAGACGAACGACCAGCGCCTGGCGGAGATCGAGAAGAAGGGGGTGGCCGATCCCCTGACGCTGGAAAAGCTCAACAGGATCGAGGCCGATCTCGCCCGGACCGAAGAGGTGAACCAGAAGCTGGTCGCCATCGAGCGGGAAGCCAAGGCCGCGATCGAACGCGAGCAGGAGCTGCGCGAGACCATCGACAGGCTGGAACTCAAACTCAAGCGGCCCCTGGTCGGCGGCGAAGACCTCAAACTGCAGCGCAAGGTCACACACGCGACGTGGGCACGCGCGGCGGTCCTGTCTTCGATGGGGGGAACGCCGCTCTCGGACGAGCACCGCAAGGTGCTGGCCGACGTCGAGACCGAATGCAAGTCGCTCTCGATCCAGAACGACACGACCGGCGGCTACCTGGCGCCTCCGGAGTATGTGAAAGAGATCATAAAAGGCATCACCGAGATGTCGCCGGTTCGCTCCCTGGTCCGGGTCCGCTCGACCGGAGCCAAGTCGATCATGCTGCCCAAGCGCACCGGCCAGTTTGCCGCGCGCCGCGTCGGCGAGCAGGAGACCCGTACTGAGACCACCGGTCTTACCTGGGGCATGATCGAGATCGTGGCGCCAGAGATGTGCGCGTTGATCGATATCAGTCGACAGAACCTGGAAGACTCGGCGTTCGATCTCGAAGCCGAGCTGCGGCTGGAAGCCGACGAGCAGTTCGCGGTCAAGGAAGGCGCTGAGGTCGTGTCCGGCACGGGCGTCAACCAGTGCGAGGGGTTTTTGACCAATTCAGACGTGGGCTCGACCGTCTCGGGGTCCGCGGCCACTGTGGCGGACGCCAACGGCCAGGCGGACGGCATCCTGACCCTGAAACACGCGATCAAGACGGCTTATACGCGCAATGCCACCTGGGCCCTGAACCGCACCACCCTCGGTTCGGTCCGCAAGCTCAAGGACGGCAACAAGCAGTACATCTGGATGCCCGGGATTGCGCTCGGCAAGCCCAACACCATCGACGGCGACCCTTATGTGGAAGTCCCCGACATGCCGAGCGAAGGGGCGAACACGTATCCCATCGCCTACGGCGACTTTGCCCGTGCCTATACGCTGGTCGATCGCCTCGCCATGTCGCTCCAGCGCGACAATCTCACCCAGGCGACCAGCGGCAATGTCCGCTTCCTGTTCTGGAAGCGTGTCGGCGGCGCGGTGACGCTGGCCGAGGCCATTCGCAAGCTGAAGTGCTCGACCTGATCGGGCGGCAAGCACCGGACATCGATCGAAGGCGCGCTTCTGCGAGGCGCGCCTTTTCTCATTTTGCCTTCAAAGGAAGACCACCATGCAGGACCTGCACAACAACATTCACCTGAAGCGCGGTATCAGCCCGGCCGCGGCCGTTACGGACAATACGCCGTTCGTATCGCAGATCGTCGACCTTGCGGGCTATGAAGCCGCCGAGTTCGCGATCCTGACCGGAGCACTGGCCGACGCCGACGCCACCTTTACGACCCTCGTCGAGCACGGAGACGCGGCTAACCTGTCGGATGCCGCTGCCGTTCCCGACGATCAGTTGCTGGGACTGGAAACCCAGGCGAGCTTCCTGTTCAGCGACGACGACAAGGTGTTCAAGATCGGCTACCGCGGTCCCAAGCGTTACGCGCGCGTGACGGTGACGCCGGCGGCCAACACCGGCAACGCCTTCGTCGCGGGCGTCTGGGTGCTTGGCCACCCTCGTAACCGGCCGACCTCGAACCCGCCGGTCTGATCGGCTCTGATCGCATGAGGAACCAGTCATGAAGGCGAGGGTCATCAAGGCATTCATGGGGGCGCCCGATGGCGCCCTCCATCCGCGACAGTTCGAGGTGTCGGAGCTGGTCGAGGGAGATCTCGCGAGGGTCGCTGTCGCCGAGGGATGGGCAGAGGCGCTGGACGCTGCTCCGACGGAGCAAGAACCGCCCCGGCGGCGATCGGCGAGCCGGTGAACCCGCCGCTGTTCGAGGTGGTGACGCCTGCTGGGAGTGCCACGGCCCGGCGACTGACCACGGCGGCGAAGGTCCAGGCGGCTCTCCGGCTGGGGAGTGTCGACAGCACGTTGATCGAAAGCATCATCGATGCCGTCAGCGGGGAGTGTGCCCGGTTCAGCAATCTGGCCCGTGCGGTGGCCGGTCCGGTGGCTACGTTTGGCCAGGAGGTCGTCCGTGCCACCTGGCTGGGCACCGACATGAGCCGTAGTTCAATCCTGGTCTTGCCCTGGCGCGCGCCCGTTACTGCGGTGAGCAGTGTCGTGGAGGATGGGACCAGTCTCGCCTTGAACACCGACTTCCGCCTCGTTGGCGGCGGCATGCTGGAGAGAACGGCTGACGACACCCTGGTTTGCTGGTCGACCGGCAAGATCGTGGTGTCCTGGACGGCCGGCTGGTCACTGCCCGCGGAGGTGCCGGCCGAACTCGAGGGGCAGGTGATCGAGCAGGTCAAGATGAGGTACCTGGCCACCGATCGCGATCCGGCACTCAGATCCGAAAACACCCCCGATGTCTGGTCAGGAAGCTACGCCGTCGCCGGCGGCGACAGTATCGGCGAGAGCGGCTTGCTTCGTGCCTTGGAGGAGGCGCTGTCACCTTATCGCGACTGGAGCGCGGGATGAGTACGGGCGATGCTGCTCGCAACGCCGCTCGCCTCCTGGCGCGGCACGGCGAGACGATGGTGCTGAAGCGGGCGAGCGAAGCCACGGCCGTTGTCCTGAAAGGTAAGCGTCTCGTCGGTTCGACGGTTGATGTCGGCGGCTCGGCCGTCCAGCAGGAGTTCCGGGTGAAGATCGGCACGTCAGAACTGTCATCGTCGGCCTGGACGAGCAAGGCACCGGGTCGCCACGACAGCATCGCCATCGACGGCCGGGAGCGGTCGATTCTGGACGTCCGTCCCTTGGGCGACGCGGGCACTGTCGCGCTCTACGAGTTGCTGGTCGCGGGCTGACATGCCCGTAATTGTCGAGGGCATCACGACCGAGCAGCTCGGCCGCAGCATCTCCGACTGGATCAAGGCTGCCACCATAGAAACTGCCGAGCGCGTGCTGCGCGAAGAGGTGGCCAGAGGCTTCGACAACGAGCCGGTGGTGATCACCGACGGCATGCCGCGGCGCGACTATCTGCAGGTAAAGC